TAAGGCTGTCTCTAACAATAATGAGCCACCAACACCAACATCTAAAAGGATTGCCCCATCACTGTGCTGTGGTGAATTTTCTACAGCAATCTCAAACCCACTCTCAAACAATAATGCATCACCATCAGTTTCTTCTAATAACTTGTCTCCGATAGCAGTACCGTTTTCTTGTAGAAGAGAATCAAATATGCTGCTACCACCATCAGGGGAAAGAACATTCTCTCTCACTTCTCCATGATGCATACGCAAAGTTTCATCAAACACAAGATCAAAGAGAGAAGCAAACTCTGGAGAGAACGTATCATCACCAGTGTAATCTATAGTGCTTTCTCCAGTGGTTCCAACTTTCATAGAAATTTGTGTTGACAACGCGAGTTTACCAAAAGGTATAAACCCTGCTGGGTGAACTGATGCTTTCAACTCATTGATATAGTCAGATAGAATTGCACCAACTTTTACCTCATAAGAAAATTGTTGGTAGAAATATGAGTCTTGAATTCTTATGATGTCTTCACTAACAAGACTGTCGGTGTTTATATAATTTCCAGTTTGTTTGGTAGTTGTGCCAGTATTGACTGTTATCACCGCTGTGCCTTGACTGACTATCGTACCGCTTCCACCGGCAGAGTCTAATATGGAATCTCCAACAACGTTGAATGCATCCTCCATAACAATTTCACTATTGACATTTGCTGATGCACTATCTGTCCCATCCAGAACAACTTGGTCGCCTAGAGTTTCGTCCTCTGCAAGTATTTTATCACCAGACTCAAAGGTTGGGTCAGTGGGATTACCATCCATCAAAATAAAGAAACCAGCTTGTTCACTTAGCACTCTATCCCCTGCATCTGTTCCAGTGGCTTCGGTTGCGTCTAGTATGATAAATCCATAACCATCAGTTTCATCACCATCGAATAATGCAGCGTCATATACAACACGATCAACTTCATTGCGTTTTGGTGGGTTATCAAGATTTGTTCTTTCTGTTACGAATGTGTCCAGACCTTCACCAACTAATCTTGCGTTAGGTGTATTACCGTGTTTAATTGATTGACCAAAGTTTGATGCAGCAGAACGATCTATAACAGGTTGTAATAATTTAGAACCAATGTCTAATTCATTGTCCACGCCGCCACTGGTATTCAGTACAATTGCATTACCTGTTTTTTCTTGGATGAGATAACTTCCAGAGTTGAAACGAGAGTCTTCGGAGTCCTCTAATAAAATAGCATTGTGGTTTAAACCAAATTCAATATTCGTATGTCGTTCAACCTCTACTTTGTCTCCATCACTAAATCCACTACCGTCCATAATTAATCGTGCTGGGCGACCCATTCCAGTTACACTTTCAGTGGCCACCTCAAGTTCAATATTATTACGTCTTGTTCCAGATGAAAATCCCGGCGTGTTCTCCTCTAACGTAATATTATCTCCAACGTCATCCATGCTTCTATCAAATAGAAGCTCACCAGTTTGTTGTTCTCCAAAAACATTTGTTCCAACGGTTGCATCTTCCAGTGTTATATGAAATTCTATTATTTCACTTCGTGCGAAAGGTTGCACTCTGTGACCGTCTAATAATATTCTACCGTCAACATCCTCTCTAACAAATAAATTATCCTCAAGTTCAATACCAATATCAACAGGAGAGTCTAAATCTTGTTCTAAAGAAATCTGTTCATATTCTCTTGCCTCAAAATCATCTGCCAATAATTCACCAGTTTCATTTTCCAATCTTATTTGTAAATCATTTTCCACATGGTTGTCGATAAGGATACCATCATCAACCTCATCAAGAACACTATACTTTTGATTGACAGGACCATGATGTTGTTCACCAATTCCAGCAAATCCAATATTCTCTTGTCTAAGAGCATTATTGAATGTCCCTGTTTGTTCAAGGGTAAGTCTGTTTGTTGGTGTCGTGTCAACTGTTAATCTATGAGTTTCATTTGCGTAAGATATTACTTTACCTGTGTGTGTCTGTAAAGTATTACCAGCACCAAATGATGTCCCTACATCTTTCAAAATTAAGTTAGTGTTCAATGACGCTGCTGGTGGGTCAGCGTTATATTTAAAACCATTGTCTACAACTTCAATTTCTTTAATCGCACCAATCGTCGTAGTTTTTGCAATGACTTCACCACCAGAACCCGTTGCAGTAGTCACAGTAACGGTGGGTAATTTAGTATACCCATTACCACCCTTTATTAAGAACAGTCGATTAATTTCAGTTGACTCAGCTACAGTCATGGTTCCAGTTTCCATGATGATGCCGTCTGTCGAAGTTCTATAACTATCTTGTATTAATATCTCTTCTTCTTGAAGGAGACTAAAATCAGTTTCTAAAAGTATCTCGCTCCCAGAGTCAACGGTCTTTTGTTTTGTAACGAACAAATCATATTTGTCAGAATCATAAGTTGACTTAGCGTGATTATTATCATCACTAGGCATGTAAAAAATTATGCCGGGGAATTGATCAAAAACGTGAACGTGTGCGGTCCCGTCTGTTGTGTTTGCTGCCTTTGCTCTTGCTTCAGTTAGGTATAGTGGATAATAATAAGTTTGACTATCGCTGTATTTTCTGTGCGTACCAAAAACAGCATAAGGTTCAACTGCCGCAGTTGCGACTGAAGTTCCATCTAATAAAAGTTTTTGTTTTGTAAGTTGTGCTACAGTGTTGTCTTCATTAAGAATATGCTCAGGTGTTGTGCTTGTAGAACTCTCTGCCAGTATTCTACCACCGACAACAGAGACAAAACCACTGGCGGATGATGTGGAGGAATCAGTTGAATCATTAGTAAATTTTAACGAGTCTCCAATTTTATAGTTCTCACCAGTCTCCTCAATAATCACCTCTGAAATTGAACCAGTGGAAATTTGACTGACCTTTGCAGATGCTTGTCCGTTTCCAATATTAGTATCAATGTTAACAGTATCACCAACATCATATAGAATACCACCATCATTTATAGTGACACTTGTTACTATTCCTTGAACAGTAAATTGCATGGTGGTTTCAGTGCTTAGAGTGCGACCTGTAAAAGTCTCTGATATTGAGAATCCAGAACCCTCAATACTATCTTCTCTCAAAGCAAACTGAACCACCGTGTCTGTGCCTTGGTTGAAAGAGAGGACTCCTATGATTTGCGCGGTTGTCCCAGAGGACGCACCAGTTATAGTTTGTCCAGCCATTTCTGATGGGATAGCACCAGTGGAGTCTGATGTGCATCTGATGATCGTCGGTGTAGACCAATTACCATCACTAAGTCTCATCATGTATTTCGCTGGATAATCAATCTCCGCTTCTTGACCTAAAAGAATTCTAAAGAAAAGTTTATGACCCTCTGATGTTCCTTTTGCAGCATACAAGTCTCGAATAGATTTAATTAATTTTCTTTTCGATACACCGTCTGCGAGAGATAAAGGTATTGAATCTAAGAATGAATCTCTAAATGCATTGAGAAAGTGATCTACAGTATTGTCTGGACTTTGATACTCTAAAAGTTGTTGAATATTTTGTACAGGATTTGCTCTATACTTTACCAAAGTAGTCGTAGCGCTAGAGGTTCCACCAGTTATAGTTTCTCCCTCTATGAACTTTTGATTTGCAGTAATAAATAACCTTGCTTTTTTCCCTGCTCTCTCACCCTCAGCATCCACAAGAATAGTCGCGGTTGCACCACTAGTCGAACCAGTTATTGTTTCACCAACCTCAAATTTACCTGTGGTTCCAGAACCAGTTTCTAAAACAACTCTATCCGCTGCGTTAAGACCAGCAAAATTAGTCCCATCTAAAACGAGATAATTAGTGGTCGCAGTTTCTAATAGCACCTCATCAACTGTTCCACTTATGGTGATTTCAGCAGACTCTAAAAATTTATAATATTGTTTTAGAAACTCTACAAATACTGGGTGGTCTGATTGAATAAAATCAGGAACTTGACCATCTATTAGCGGAGATATCTTTGTTGGTAAAGCAGAATCAAAGGGTGCCATTGTTAGTAACCTGAACTGGATGAACCACTTGAAGTACTCGTGCTAGTTGAAGTGCTACTAGAACTTGTAGTGCTTGTAGTGGTAGATGATTCTGTTGCCACAGATGTAGCAGTTCCGGCGGTATCTATCGTTGAACTAGCAGCACTGTAAACTGCGGCACCACCAGCATCACCAACATTCACAGAATCAACCGCACCAGTAACGGTGGAGTTTGAAACGTCGATCTCTAAAATTTGATTCCTCAACGCAACAATATCATTTGCATTTGGAAGAACATTTATTCTAATTTTAGTGACCGCTGAACCATCTACATCTGATATTGATGTAATGTTTATAGAGCTGATGTTGACTGATCCTGTTTTGTAGTCAACGGTTCCCGCTGTGGAGTTTGTATAGTTTCTAGTTCCTCCTGTAAGATAATAAATTCTTAGATTTCCCTTACCATCATCGTCAAAGAATTGTTCATTACTTTCACCACTAACCTTAAATCCTGTTGATGATAATATTCCACCGCCGTCAACATTATGACCACTGTGTGGATTATACAATTCGTTGTTAAAATATAAATTGTAAGACTTAGCTTCATTCAATGAAGGTGTAAAGTATTTTACCAGTCTTGGTAAAACTGTAATACTGCTGATAGACGCATCAACATCACCTATTGTCCTTAACAGTTGAGAGTGTCTGAACACAGCGTCAAACTTTACCAATTCCGTTGAGTTGAAACTGGTAAGTGCGTCAGTGACCTCTGTAACCAAAGTGTCTTTTGTCTTTGTGGTTATCAAAGAATTAAACTTAAAACTAGTGGTTAGGAATAAGTATATGAAATCTGGATCAACAACGACAGGTGTTATTGATGCCACAGTGTATGGTGCTAATGAAGCAACCAAACCTGTTTTTTCCTCAGTCGTTAGATTAGTCCCAAGATTATTTCTTACAGATATGAAAACTTTGCCATACTCTGGTGTACTAACAACACCCAGACTAGAATCAAAAGAACCATTCTCTCCACCAAACACTTGGATCGCAGTCGCTTGTGGATAAAACTTCTGCACATATACCTTATAATCATTTGCAGTTACACATCTGCCTTGCGAGGCGTAGTCAAGTGGTGCAGACAGTTTGATAGATTGAATACTCTCTGCCTCTGCGCCTCCACTCGCAGCGGCCACAGTTGTTACTGTTATATCTGTAACGGTATTGATCGCACCAGTGTTAGAAAATAAAAACGCACCATTTGCCTCTGCGACATTTGTAACAACATATTGTAAAATTACAATATTGCCATCTAACACAGCCTTACTTACAACTCCATCTCCAAAGTACACTTCAAATAGTCCATCTTCAACCTCTTGTAAAAAATATACTGAACTTGATCCCGTCAGTTGAGTGATGTCCTCTGCTTTAGTGTATGTTACAGTTGTGGAGTCAGTGGATGAATTTTGTACCTTGACTGTAAGAGTGGTGGTGTCTGACTTGTTGTCTGTCAACAAAAATCTTTGGTTTAGGTTTGAAGTGTCAACCGTGTATCTCGTCGTAACGTATGTTCCCTCAAAGATCGGAATAGATGTAAATGGTAACCCCGTCCCTGTTTGCGTGGCAGTATGTGCGGCAGTGGTAACAAATCTATACTCAACATTATTGATGGTTGATGTGAACGCTGTTCCAGCGTTCATGGTTGCAGTTCCGAGTGCAGTGTCGTTGAGAGTTATATTTACCTCTGCTCTTGGAGCGCGGGCTGATCTAGGTTCGTATCCCAATGTTTTTGCATGTCCAACAACACTTGATCTAAGTTGCGAAGAGTCAATAAACATTTCATTCGCCAACATGTTAGCGTGAAACCCAAGGTAATGAGTGTTATACGCCAACACATCAAGTAATGCGTTTATACCAGCTCCCTCAAAGTCATAATCAAGAAATTGATTTTGATTTTTCATGTAGGTCTTGAGATTATCTTTTACTACATCAAAATCAAGACCTGTGATTTCTAGTTTTTGATTGTTTGCCATTACCGTACTATCTCCATAGTTAGTGCTAAATCAACCGACTCTGGAGGTCCATTAATAACTGAAAAGTTCACGGTTATATCATATGCGTTATTGTCAAGTTGAGCATTTACATCAACAAAATTAAGTTGTGCTCTTGGTTCATAGTTTTTGATAACATCAGTTATCGCCTGATTTATTGCGAGTGATGTAAGTGGTGTTGCGTTTTCAAACAACAACTCTCTCACACCAGAACCTATCTCTGGATGAAAAGGTTTTTCATAAAAATTAGTCAACACAAGATTTCTGACCGAGCGTTTCACCGCCTGAACATTTGAAAGTGTGTTTACATCTTTGTCTTTGGACCGCTTCGTAAAAAATAAATCCAAATCTCTATACTGTCTTCCATTGAGTGATGAATTATTTTTACCTTCAGCATCAGACAGAGCAGTCAAACTTTTAAAACTTGATGTTTTTTCTACAACGGCCATTATTACTCCAACAGAGGTTTTTATTTATTTATAACGATTACCACAAAGTGTACATTTCTTTCACAGGTAGATAACTATTATCCACGGTATCTGCAACCTTTATTTCAGATATGACCGCATCAATATTTTTATGCCAATAATCTAAAAACCTATGCACCCGTGGTATCTCTGGAACCACATCTTTAGTTTGCCATACAAACTCTTGTAGTATATTATTGTAGTCCGGCATCCAGTATAATATATCAACGGTAACTATACGTTTTTTTCTTATTATCATGACTCACCATCTCCCACGAATACATCTGGTGAACCTTCCGCCGTGGCCGGAGCTGCGTGAAGATTGATTAGTAAAGCATCTGCACTTGCGCCATCTGGTGTATGATTAACCACCGCTATCTTGTTTATGAATACATTGTTTGATCCCGCTATCAATGCTCCACCGCCATGAGAGTTGGGATCACCGTTAACAGCAATAAGTTTGTCATTTGCAAATACTGTTGATTGATTAGCAACAACAGTTGTTGCACCACAAACTCTAGAGTCACCATGTCTATGTATCGCAATTGTCATGTTATCCTCCTAATCATCTGGGTTCAAATCAATCCTCTTACCAGTGATTTTTATGTTACCACTAGCTTTCGTAGTTTGTGTAGACCCAAACGTTTCGGACACTGCATCCGTCACGTTTTGTGTCAACGTGTCTTTGTAAGTTTCACTCACTGCTCCAGTGATCGTTGATGTCTGTGTGCCGGACACCACTTCAGTATGATTTTGATTGACAGTTTTCGAGTGATTACCTTTTATGAGTTCAGTTTTGTTGCCATCAACTTGTATTTCCCAATCACCCTTAATATACGTTTTACAGTTTGCGTCTACGGTTAGGTTTACATCTCCTTTTACGTTGACAAAGTTTGTCCCTGCTATCACCTCATAATTATTTCCGACTATACGAGTTTGTTTATTACCATCTGTGTCTATCTCGTAAAACGTCCCTGACTTATGATACTCATGGATACGTTCTGCGTTTGGAGTATCATCATACTCTTTGATATGACCACTCTCTGTTTCAAATACATGGTTGTATGGATATTTTGTATTATATCTGGGACTACCATTTGAAGATGGAGATGTGGTGCTTGGCTCTGACCATTTATTTTCATTCACATCTGTATTGATAGAGTCAACTGTTCTGGATGCGTCTACGGTGTGTTGTTTTTTACCTACTTTATTGCCAATAATATCGTTACCATCTTCAGCATCAGGTTCATACAAAGCAACAAAAACATCTTTAGTTCTGCCTTGCGGTGCAAGGAGTCTATTATAATCTTCATCTTTAGAACTTAGAACACCATGACTAGCGTTTCTTGCGAGTCTGTTTGTGTCTGATTCTTTTACGCTATGTCCAGATGATCTACTGAATACGCCCTCTTTATCATCCTCACCGTTAACAAACGCACCTAGCGGATATGGACCATATGATTGTTGGGAGTATGCTGGGTTGTAATCTTGAATAGTTCCACCACTCTCGTTAGGATTATATACTTCTCCATCTTTGTCTTCCTTTGCATATTGTTTCTTATTTGCAAAGTTTACTTGAGTGGATTTTTTGTGCCGAGGGTCATTGAATCCTTTTCTGTAATCAGCGGGATCAATAGGAACGCCAGGCAGAGTTCCGATAATAACTGGTTGTTGATATTCTGTATCGCGGAAAAATCCTACAACCCATCCACCTTCCAAAAGAAAAGAGGGGGTGGTTCCCATACCATGCATAGATGGATCAGTTACAGGGTGCATCACATGCGCCCAAGGTAAATCACCTGTAGGTAATGATGTTAAATCTTCAGTGTGCCATCCAAGACAACGAACCCGAACACGCCCAAGTTGCTCAGGGTCATTTCTATCCTCGACCACACCAACAAACCAAGCAAACCCATCCAGGCCCATGTAATTGACTGTTGTCTCTTCCATAAAATAATCCTCTCGAATTATTTATAACGATCAATTACAATCTTTGAGTGTTGCCTCTGCTACCATAAACTGAGCGCCATTGCCCCAATCCACGGTTCTCTAAAGTTTTCAGATGAGAAAAAGGGTTGATTGTTAGATTTCCTGCAACAACAATACGGTCTTCACCTATGTGTTTTGGTACTGAATGATTCACCCAGCCCGGAAACATAACCATAAGTCCTTTTTTTGGTACAACTCTCTCTACACCTTTACTTGGATGAATACATCTATCAAATAAAAGAGGAGCAGACCCCTCTGGACAGTTCACATAATAAACAAAACTCCAGAGGTGGGGCCAGTGGTTGTGCATCACCGTATAGTCTCCCTCTTTATAGATCGCTCCCCAACAATCATACGGTATCATGTCGAGTTCGTGTGGATTATTTTCCGCAGCCAACTCTATTGCACGATTGCACACCCACTGAAACCCCTTACTGGTATCTTGCATGAACCAATCAGTCATAGAAGCCTTCACATTAGTCTTCTTCTGTTGTGCATCTCCCAACTCTCGTATCTGACGCTCAAGATTTTCATTCAACGTCATATCCTGATCCTCATGATCCTTTTTGTCTGCAAGTCTCTCAAGGTCAAGAGTGATTATCGGAAAGTTT